AGCTCGCTGGCGGTCTCTGAGTGGTTTTCTCGGAGCCATGCGATAAAACGCTTGAAGATGTTCTTCTCGCCCTCTGAGGGGCTTCCTGCGCCTTTCTGCGGGGTGTCGCTTTTGAAGAGACAGATATCCGCCTCCTGGTTTGCGCCAGCCCTAACCAGATCAACGCTGGTCAGTTTCATGTTTTTCAGCTTTGTAGCCATGGTGTACTCCTTTTACTCACGCTTTCCAGCAGGGGTGCTGTAAATGTCAAGAGCTGGGTCGTCAGACTCGATCTCGACCATATCAAAGACAGGGCGCACACCGCCTCGTTTCTCCAGAGCGTCAGCTTCTGCGCTGATCTCATCGTAAAGATCTTCCTCGACCTCGTTTTTGAGTCCCGCCTTGTCTTTCGGGATCCCCTTGTTTACCGCGGAAATGATCGCATTCCAGCGGCTGCCAGGTAATTCTCTGACTGCATTTTTCTTTTCATTTTCAGCCATAATTGATTCCCTCCTGTTATATTTCTGTGGTAATTCTGTTCCCACGCTGTTATTATACCAGAAAAGTGGCAGAATGTCAAGTGGTTTTCAGAAAATTATTGATTATTTTAAAAATTCGCTTATTCCACAGGAATCACGGTTCCATCTGGAAGGGTAGTGAATCCAGCTTCGCCTTTTGATCCTTTTGCAAGATAGTTTTTGAAGGCGGTCTCCTGACCTGCGACAGCTTTGAGACCCTTTCCGCTTCCGCCAGTAGCGATCAGCTTCTGTTGACCTCTTGCGCCGTTATTATCCCACACTTCTATGCTATCGAAGGACGATGCCTTCAACACGGAAATATCTGTTACCTTGGAATGGCAGCTACGAACATACGACTCTGGAACCAGTCGAGGCGTCTTTCCAGCCGCTACAGCGTCATCGTATCGTTTCTGGTTTCTGCTCACAGCCTCATCGGTATCAATGGAGACGTATTTCGCCTCGGTCCTATACCCGTTTGCCTTTGCCGTGTCGATCTTCTTCTGGACGCTCTTCGGAGAGCCATCACCAGTGCCATCATATATCACATTGTAGTTTTCCGAGCACGCAACCTCCGCAAAGCGCTTCGCCAGGGCCGAGCTTTCTTCATGGTAGTAAGAAGCGGCTGTAGGATCATTCTTTGCCATTTCCTTGAATCCAGGGAGCATCTGCTTGAATGAGTCAGGATCGACCGTGACCGCGTTCTTATCTCCGCTCGTGTCAGGGTTCATAACGCTACTCTTACCAGAAGCAGGACCGCCTCCAAGCATTGTCATGGTCGCCTGACCTTCTACAGGCATTTTCCCTTTCAGCATATCATCAATGATCTGCTTGTGAAGAGCTTCACGCTCAGGGGTCAGATTTCCGTTTTCGTCCATGTGACCAGAAAGAGAATTTGCTTTTCCGCTCTTGATCTCATCTGCGGCATCCTTGGTATCCGTTGTCCCGTATTTTCTGTTCTTACCAGGTGCAAAGGTTGTGGCGCCGTTCGCACTCGCAAAACGACCGCGAGCATCATGGTACGGGTTGAATTTTTGGATTTCCAAAATCTCATCAAAGGTCTTTGCGATCCTGTGAGGATTGCCGACCTCCTGAATATAGTCGTATCTGTTCTTCATGGGTTCCACCGCTCTTTCCGATTTTTCGATAGGCTCTCTGTTCGCCTTGCCCTCGATGGAGAACATGCGATAGGTGCCGTTCTTTACCCTCTCCCAGGCGTCGTCATCTTCGATCTTGAAGCCGATCCACCATCCAACAGGGAGAACGCCTTCGGGGATCCCCATTGCTTTCTGCTTTTCAACAGTAAACACACAGCTCTCGACCAGCTTTCCTTTTTTACGCATGGTCGGGATGTGCTCTTCGCCCGTGTCGCGGAAATTCAGCACATATTCGTATGCGGACTCTTCCAGATCCTCTGGGTCAATCATATCCTTTTGCCTGTCTTCCAACTGCTCTCCGTCCGCTGTGATAGCGATGGATGCCCAGCCGAAAACAAGCCTTTTATCTTCGTCTGTCTTATAGATGTTAAAGGACTTTTTCGCGTCCTCTTGGAGCTCTCTCGGATACTCCTTCAAAAGCTCTGCCACGATTTCTTCCACATCCTCTGCAATTTTTCTATCGAGCACGACTTCTCCAGTGCTCTTTTCGATTTCTTCGATTTCGTCCATGGGTGCGCTCTTCTTCGTTTTTGTTTTTGTCGGAGTGAAGCTGTACTCGAAGCCATATTCTCCAGCATGGGCATTGAGCCAGCTATGATACTGACCAACATAGGCCGCCCGCGCTTCCTGCTCGATTTGTGGCTTGAGGGCGTCCCATTTTGTCGTATATTCCTTTGCAAGGCTGTTGAGCTCTTCCTGGGAAGCGCCTTCCGATCTACGCTTATCCCACTTTTCAAAGAGTGGCTTCACCTGCTTTTCATACTCTTCCATGATCGGCTTTTTCAGGTTTCGGTGCGATTTGAAGCTCTCGCTTGCGGCGTCGATATCATCCCGCATGTCGAGCCAGGTCTTTCCACCATCGACCCACTTGGTCTTGTAATTGAGGTTTCGCAGAGTGTAGGTGCCTTCTGGCGCCGCCGCTCTGATCTCAGTCGCTCCATATCCAAAATCTGAAAGATCCGCGGTAGAGAAGGTGCCGCCGTCAGGGTGATTGTGGATGGTGATATTGCCAGGGAAATTGTCTCTCGCTTCTCCGATTGAGTATGACACGGAATTTTTATCGCCTTGCTTCTGCATGACGACATTGCCATCACGGTCCACGACTCGGAATTGCTCTTTTTTGAGGTTCCGCGTGCGGGATTCGATACCTTTCAGCGTTTTATCCTGGGCAGCAGTCGGAGCGATCGCCGCCATGCGCTCTTTGTGCCGTTCAATAGCCAGATCGTGCGCTCTGCTTTTTCCAGGCGCATAAGTAAAAGAAGTAGCAACGCCAGCAGACGCAAAACGCCCGTCTTTACCATGGTACGGGTTGAATTTGAGTATTTCGTCAAAATTCTTTGCTGTCATACTGGCGTGCTCCTTCTGTGAAAAATATGTAAAAATTCTGTTGTGTATATTATACAACAAACTGACATTTTTTCTATTGCACCCTTTATTCGGTTTTTTTTCTGAATATAGACGGGCTGATTTCTTCGTACAATACAGTACAGCGGCAACTCGGGTGTGCTGGAGGGGTTAGCTTGATCCCTGGCGTCCTGAGCTTCGTCTTGAAGTCAAACTCTTCATCCATGGCTACTTGCTTTCCTTCGAGACTACCGCAATATTCGCATGTTCTCTCGTCATCAGCAGTACACCATATTTTGACCACTTCGCCCATGTAGCCTTTCTGTTGCGCTTGCTTAATGCCTTCGTGGGCTCCGTGGTTATAAGCAAAAGCCAGCTCTGTACGAGCGATATTATAAGCTCTGTATCGGTGTTGGCGGGAAGCGTATCTCATTGCGAGATCTTTTGCCCGCTCTTCCGATATACCGTGATCTATAAGGCTTTTGTAATATTTGAGGTTTGCTTCCGCCTGTTGCTGGGTCAAACCGACCATGGGGCGTATTACGCGGGAAAGCTCGTCCACGCTCATATCCTCCAGAGTAGCGGCTCTCCTTACGATAGCTCGGAGACCTTGGATCTGCGCATCGGTGCTATTCGTGACAAAAGCAGCCGCTCGGTTTGCTACCCATAGCTTCACGCCCTCTGCAAAGGGGTCAAAGAACCACTCGGGGAATTTTTCCTCCATTTCGTAGACAGCCGCTCTCATAGCTTCAAGCCATGAAGCCTCCATGTGCTCTTTCACAAAACGAGCATAGTCCTGTTGCCACTGCTCCAGATACTCCGCGCTGATTTCTCCCGCCAGGATTGCTTCCCGTAGCTCCTTGTAGGTGATCGCCTTTCCTTGAGATCTCCATGTATGAACCAAGAAGCGAACCAGCCCAGGCTCCGCAGAATCAAGGTAAGAGCGCAGTTTTTGAAGGACTGCGCTCTCCGCCTCGTTTTTCCGAATTGGAAAGGTTATTTTTTTGGGGCTCTTGAATGTGTAAGCCATTAGGATGGATCCACTCCGATGATGGAGGCAGATGCGTTGGGGTTGTCTGCGAGGTATTGCTTCATTTTTGCTACGGCTTCTTCGATCATGTTTGCGATGTCTTTTTCAGTGTACAGGATCTGAACAATGAGCGGCATTTTTTCGTACAGCTTTTCGGCTACATAAGAGAACTTGACCTCTCCAGTGCCGCTGCCGAACTTTGTCTCTGCTCTCACAACGAGGGAGAGAAGGATCTGCTTTGCGACCTTGCGGTACTTGCCCTTTGCAACAAAGAACATAACCGCAACGATTGCGAGGACTGCGATAATAACGATGATGCTTCCGATGTGTTCAGTGAAAAAATTCATGGTGTGTACCTCTCTTTATTTTTTAGTATTTGTGGTAAGCCGTTAAACGATTTGGTGATTGTCCAGCATACCGCAATGGTAGCTGTTCAAAATATCATCTTCCGATAACGCACCGCCATAGATCGTGAAATGTTGGATGCAATCATTCTCGGAATACAGCACGGGGATCAGAGTTCTAACCATGCCATCTCCGACAAATTTGCTGATTATATCAACAGCATTCACGCCTTCCCTTTGGGAATACGCAGGCGTACCATTGATGTAGGTCTTGACAGTGTTATTCACTCCGTCAAATACAATATCGAACTTCTCCATCACGTCCGAAACAAAAGGATAGTGAGTCAAAGCGACACTCGTGACGTTATGCTGGAGCCATTGACGATTGAGGATCAGCGCATGGCTTCCCTTGCGCAACAATTCAATTTTGGTCGTAGGACTGAGCATTCCCCAAAACGAGATCGTAAAGCTATTAGGAATCGTGATATTGCTATAAAAGCCGTCCTTATAAAGACTTGACAGCAATACCGATTTTTTGTCAAACGCATCAATCACGGGAGGATAGAGCACACCGAGCCTCTTGCCCCCGTCTGCATACTCGAACGCGCCCTTTTGGAGCTTGCCCGATACAGTTTCTTTGACTACCTTTCCACCCTCGTTCAATGGAAAATGCAACAGCTTTTCATTGGTTGGTGAATAATTGTTATACATCAAGGCTGTGTTTCCAACGAGGTAGCCGCTCTCAATCGTCAATCGAGAAACGCCCTCTGGAACATCTACGAGAATTTCAGCATACACCACATCGTCATGCTTCTTGATGCGAACGGACTTTCTGTGCTCCGATTGACACGTAGCAACGAGCTCCTCGCCTTCAACCAAATAATTCAGGTATTTATACCCATCAGACACTTGCGTGGTACCAACAAATGCAGATGTTGTGAAGATTTCTTCCCAAGTGTTTCCGTTGTCATTCGACTTAAATACCATCGAAGTCGCATAGCCCGAATTATACGTAACAACCCCGACCGCAATCAAATATTCTCCGAGCTCTTTTATGCCGTAAATACCATTACCCAGCGCAAGAGCGGACGTGAAGTTGATATCGTCCTCGGTCTTCAAAATGCTATATCCACCCTGTACCGCCGTCTCTCCTGTCAAGAATCTAAAGCCGTCTGTTGCATACATAACGCCGTAGTCTGTGGAGTTAGGAAGGTCAACGCCGTGCGCTTCCTTATACTGCTCGCGCAAGTCAACCCACGTTACCCCGCCGTCTGTCGATTTGAGAATACCGCCCTTTGCGTCAGCATCGTTGTCACTTCCAATGTATATGGTCTCGACTTCTTGATGATTGTCAACAAAGATATGGTGCACGTGTTGGTATTTGTCTCCGAAATCCGCAATCAAAGACCATGTTGCGCCCTCGTTTGTGGATTTGTAAATTCTTGTAGACCGTTCCGATTGATACGAACCCAAGAGCAAACTGCCGTCACTCAATCCCGCAATAATCGTAGGTCTTATGCTATGCCCTGTTAAGGTAGCATCGTATTCGCTCGGATCGTAGACCAAGGTGTATGAGGTGTACGGCGCATCGGATTTATACAGCCGTCCGCTATAACCTCCAAAGTCTCCAATCAATATGGAGTCGTCTGCGTTGATCCATACGACATGGTGATGCGTAAGCGTCCGCAAGCCCTCGATGATGTTCCACGTTGCGCCGCCGTCCGTTGACATGGAAGCATAAGCCCCTTTAGTTGAAATCCAATTACCATCGCTGGTCTTGATGATCGGGGAGAGCGTATGCACTCTATCGTCTTCCACAACGTCTACATCGCTCACGCGGTTGACAAAGTAAGGAAGCGCATTTCCGTTTTCGTCCGAGATTCGCAGATCGCTGAAATCTTTCTTTGCGTTCGGCAAAAAGACATCGTTTACGGTATTGTAACCGTCATTCTCATATCTGTGGACGTGAAGGATGAGCTTTTGCTTCTTGGCATTTACCAAGTCGATGACTTGGCTATCGGATGCGCCGTCCGATTTGAGACTATACAGCCCGTTTTGACGGTTGGACATAAACTCCACGCTTTCCTTCAAGCGTGCATTTTCTTTATAAAGCACACCTTCGTTGTAGAGTTCAATATCGCTCTCGGTGGCAAGACTTTCACTTTTGAGCTTTTCAATGTTCTCGGTGGATACAATATCGCCGTCAATGGTATATACCTCCGTGAATCCG